GTTATTGAGTCTGAAAAGGTTTTATACTCTGAACGAGGGTTCTGTGGAACTTTAGACTTAATTGCTAAAGACTCACAAGATAATCTTTGGCTCATAGATATAAAAACTTCTAAGGGTTTGTTTCTAAATATGGTTCATCAATTACATGGATATAAGTTGGCCTATGAAGAACAAACAGGAAAGAAGATCAATAAGATGTATATAGTTCGATTGCCTAAAGATAGTGGCGACTTCGAGGCTAGACATATCTTATATAAAAAGGAACACTTAAAAGCATTTCTTGGATTATTAAGTTGTCATAAATCCGAGTTAATGTTTAACGAGTCAGTACGAAAATATAATCAACTAAAAAAAGGTAAAACAAATGTATCAAAAAAGTAACTATGATATGCCATTCTGTGGCCTAAGTGTAAGAATTAAACCAACAGGAAAACAAGCACCTAAATATGAATATAGTGCTGATGCAAGTAAAGTTAAATATACTTGTAGCTTGACTAAAAGAAAATTCTCACTTTCAGAAATTAACGATTGGAGTAATCTTCCTGAAGTAAAACCTTATTTTCAAAAAGGATATATTTTAAAATATATGGCTAAGACTCAGGAAATACAAAATCCACACCAATACGATAAAGGTAATACTGAATTAGTATTTTCTTTAGTAATGGTAAAACCATATCAACCTCAACCGAATGTAGATGGATTTAAGCCTGTAGGTCAAACTATGCCTAGATATACTGAGCAACAAATGACTCAGGCTCAACCATCAGCACCAGATCATGCTATGCCTGTTGAGAAGATGAGTGATATGGACGATGAAATTCCATTTTAATGTCTGAATTATCTAAAACTCAAGACAAACTTATTAGCGATTTCTATAACTTAAAAAAAGATTTCGCTATTAAGCTAGAGGAAATACAGGCTTTGTATTTGGAGAATAAAAACTTACATAAAAAGATAGATGCTCTTGAAAAAGAAAATCATAGCTTTAAACAACAAATAAAACAATTAGAACAAGAAGCAGAAGAAATGCTACTTTTTCCCTAAGGAGATAATTATGTTAATTTTTGGAAAATCAAAATCAGATTTAAAAGTGTTAGAACTACATTATAGACGAGAATGGATTTGCTTTGTAGTAGGATTTGTATTAGGAGTTATATTGATATGAATTTAAGCGATCAATTATATAAAAAATTAGAAGATGCCTCTAATGATTGGGCTGAATGGCAAAAGAAAACTATTATTTTAGATGAGGGTAGAAAAGCAGTTTTTTCTTCATGTGTGATTAAACATAAAAAATTAGTTAAGACTATGAGTGAGGCAGAGCATGAAGCAAGAATAGACCCTGATTATAAAAATATAGTTCAACAATATGCTGAAGCTGAAAAAGAATTAATTAAAGCTAGATATAGATATACCAATATAGATAGATATGTCAGCTTAAAACAATCAGAGTTAAAAAGAGATTTAGCTTTGAACAATAAGGTTTAATGAATTCTACTAACGATATATTGATTTGCTCCCCATATATGAGTCTAGTAGATAGAGCCATCAGGGAGACTTGGTGGCTTGTTAAAAGAATTTTAGGTGTTTTTAATTATGGTTTATATAAACGACCATAAATATCTTTGAGCCTAAAATAGCTAGGGTAGTTTTGCTCTCTCTTTACTGCCCTAGTTTATAGTTACATCATAATATTTTAAATTTGTTTTAGAATTTACTTTTGTGTAGGTGTATTCGTAATTAATTAAATCAACATCACTTCGTTTTTCAAGTTCTGAAATCATTTCATTTACTTTAGTAAAATGAGGATATGTGTCAATAAAACGAAAATTAACATAATTTCCTGAATCAGAATTATGGACTTCAACTTGAATTTCTAAACTACATATAACAGCATCAACTTTTAATTTGTCCATTTGGACACTATACTATTTCTTACGCATGATGTCTGCACCTTTAAGTCCATAGATCGCAGAAACCACTCCAATAAAAATAGCTTGATACCAATAAGGTAAATCTTTAAAATACTGAAAAAATAAATCTAATTTATTACGAATGTCAGGGTCGTCAGAGAAAACAGAGTAACCCAATATAAGAATAGGCAAAGATACAAGCACAAGGACAAATTCATCTTTCCAACCATTGTCATTACTTTCAATAACTTTTGCTTTATATTCAATTTCGCCTTTCGCCATTTGCTCTGCATGGTGCATCTGAGCATCTGACATTAACTGTTTTGTTCGTTGTTTATTTTGGTAAATCTTAGCCCCTGTCTTTACACCCAACGATAATAAATTCAACCACATTTTAATTCCTTTGCTAATTCACAATAATGAATTATTTTATCATATCTTTCTTTAGGATTCTCGCCTTTTTTATTCCTAACTGCATATTTAACTATATTGCCATCTATGAAGTCTAAATTATGCGATATAATGAGTTCTATTGGCTGTACTTTGCCTTTGTAATGGTTGCCACCTATTTGCTTGTCAGTAGCCCTCTCTGTGGCTCTGTGTGGCTTTAACTTAGACGATTTTGCCAATCCAATCCCCTTTTTTGTCTAAAACCATAGGATATAGTCTAGGTTGTCCATTTATGATAGCCCCTGTACCAATTACAAATCTAAGTCTATGATTTTTAGAATATAGGAAGTTTAAATTTGATTGTTTAGTAAGACAACCACATTGTAAAGACCATATTAGATTATCAGGATTGCTAAAATATTGTATGTTAAACTTGGAGTGGAAATGAAATTGGCAAACATTTTTTCCATACTGCATGGCTAATTTTAAACCATCACTAGCCATTCCATGCGTAAAGTAACATTCTGAACCATCACTTAATTTAAGGTTTAAATCTTCTACCCATTTCCATTGATGATCTATTTCTAAAAATTCATTGTATGATCTTAAATATGCTTTTGGCATACCATGTTTTAATGCTCGTCTATAAATTAATGATGAATGATTAGAGTGAAGTAATATCATTTTAGGAAATATCTTTTTAAGTTCCCAAATATATTTTTTAGATTGTCTTAACTCATCTCCAGCACTAGGAAGATCAGGGTCGGAGTCGTGCATAGATAATGCGTGTTTATCTAATTCATCTCCACCATTCACAATTAAATCTGGTTTTAAGGTTTTTTTTAATAATTTTAAAAAGTCAAATGCTTGAGGGTGATGTGCTGGAATATGTAAATCCGATATACATAAAATTGATTTGTAACTCATGCAATTATGTGTTGTATATTATTTTGATAAAAAGTAAAGCACTTGGGCTATGAACAATAAAGCTACAGCACCAACTCCATACATAATTAAATTGTTCAGGCTATCAAATTTTTTATCAATCTTATCATCTATCTTTTCTATATCTTCGTGCATATGTTTTAGATGATTGTTTTGTATTGTATAAATAGATTTTTTTAATCCTGTTACATGGCCATATAAAGCAACAATATGTTCTCCTGTTGTTCTAGGCTTCTTAGTCATTAGCTTTGAACAACTTTCTCTAGGATTAATTGAAACCCAGCAGAAATAGAAGTGGTAGCATCTGCTTTTGCTCTCATTTCTAAATCTGATTTTTCTGATAAAATTTCTGGTACTAAATAGTCTTTTCTAAAGGGTGTTCCAAATGAAGTAATTAATGATTTAGTTTGAAAAGTATTTCCATTTAAAGGTCTTTGCATAAATTTAGCCTCAACTTCTTTTTGCTTACTTGTTCCAACATCAATAGACATTAGAAAGCCACGATAGTTTCTAGGAATTGAATATACTGCTTGAAGTGATTGACCATAACCAACATCAACTATTGAAACAGGAAGTGAATTAACTGTTGTTGTAATCTTACCAACATTAACAACTCCTGTATTAGCATTTTCTAATACTGATCTAAATACTCTAATAAAAGATGTAGTAGAAGCTGAACCACCAACTGTAATCACTTCATCAGCTAAATCCCAATTTGAATCTAAGCCATAAATATGAAGTAAGCTATCATTATCATCTGTTGAAGTAGATGTTGCAACTGCTGTAGTTGGAGTGGTAGGGTAAGCATATAAACTTCCATTTTCCCATATTGTTTCAAATACTGTTCCTACTGCTGTGTTGTATCCAAATTTTTGAACTCCTGAAAAATTAGGAATGTTACCTCTTTGAATTGCAAGTCCTAATGGCATTGGTGTTAAATGGTTTATACTCATTTTTTATCCTTTTTCTTTTTCTTCTTTTTTTTCTTCTTCATTGGTCGTTTATTAATAAACTCACTCAAAGTTTTTGTTGTAGTAAATCCTATCATTTTTTCTTTCTTGGTTTGTATTTTTTAATAGCTTGTGAGATGAAGATGTTTTTATATAAAGAAACCTTTTTGCCAAACTTCTTATCAGCTGTTCTTTTAGCTGATTTATATGCTTTAGACTTCTTATTAAAAGATTTAGGCTTTCCTAATTTCTTTGGTCTAGGTTTGGCAAATATAGGCTTCTTCTTCATTATTTTTTCTTTTTCTTTTTACTCATCATTTTAGATTTCTTTTTAGCTGGTCTTCCTTTTTTAGACCCATAAGTTCCTTTTCCCATTGGCATAATAAACTCCTATTAGTTAGTTATTTTTCCACCCGACCACTTTGCATCAGGTAATCCATTTGTATATGATTTTCCATCAAATGTTAATACTTGTTTTCTGTTACTTCCATCTTTGTATGAAACATGAATCCAACCACTATTTTGTTCTCCTGTGTAGTACTCTAAAATTAGTTGGTCAAAATCTACATTGTTTTGAATCCATAAAGCTACTTCAAGATTAGAAACACCTAAGACTTCCATATCACAAGCCTCGCCCAAACAATGCTGTGATGTTGCTTTTGAACCTATTGCCTCTGATAGTTCTGGGCTACGATAACCAGATGTTATTGTGATTGGTTTTTCAAACTTTGCTCTAACAGGCTCTAATACTTCATAACATAAATCGCCTAAGTTTTTAATCTCTCCAGCACCAGCTTTGTTCTTGATACCTTTTCTTGTAGCTGTTTGTGATTTTTCAAACTCCTCTAATGTGAAGTGTTTAGATAATTGCATGATTACCTCGCAGTAGTTGGTATTCCTGTAGATGTAGTGAAAGGGGATTCAGCAAATGCCATGTAGATAAATGTTCCACCACTAGGATTATTATTTACAGTATCTGTTTGTCTCCATTTTATTCCATTAGATAAGAAATCTACACCAACATTAGTTGTGTCATATTCACTATCAGAAGTATTTGGAAATAATGATTTATTGTTTTGATTAAAAGCATCAGCTTTATTATTCCAACTTCTCCAATCTCCTGCAGAATCTGTTCGTTTGTGAATTACAAATGCTGGTTTAAATCCTAGATACACAAATGTTCCATCTCCAGAAACTCCATTAGAAGTATAACTGCCAAACTTACTAAATCCTTTTTTCTCTGCGAAGCAGTAACAAATATATTCTCCAGCAGATTCATTACTATAAACTCCAGTACTAAAAACACTAGAAGTTGGAGATGTACTATTCCAATAATTACTACTAGTGATACCAACACCTGTTTCATTTAAGTTTATACCTCTTTCATTACCTAAACTATGGTGATAAGTAATCCAAGATGTTGCTTGTGCTTTATCTTTTAAAATCATAAATTTCATTTCTGAACCTAGACCATGTCCAACTGTATTTCCAGCAGTACCATTTCCATCCCATCTTACTATAGAAAAACCTGAAGTTTGATTTACTGAAACTGTTGATGTTATATCTCCATCTGTGTTTGATGAAGCTGTGCCACCAGCTAACCAGTTCCATGATGCGTATGTTTGACTAGATTGGTTTGTTATATTTCCAGTTCCTAAACTAAATCCATCTGAAAGAAATGCACTCATATCATTAGTTTGAGTTTCTTCTGAATCTGTAGCATTTGTAATTAATCTTTGTCCAGCACCTCTAACTGAATCCCATACTGTATGACTATAGGCTTGACTTCTAACTTTTATCCATGTCCAATCTGGTTGAAAACCTACACCTGTTACATTGTGAGTTGCACCTGTACCTGTATAAAGAACAGTATTAAAATAATCTGATGGTTTATCTATATCTGTGTAAGCCATATTAATTCCTATCCATATTGTGTTAAATTTTTTGTGTTAAGTGCATAATATCCTGATGGTACAGCATATTCAAAGTTTCCATAACCATTACCATCACTATTTCCTGATGAGATTGTAATAATAGGATTACCAAAGTTTGCTTTAAATGTTGCGTTGTAAGATGTTGTTCCATCAGCTACAGATGGGAAATATGCACCTAGAGGAGTTGAAGCTGGAGCAGTAATAGATATTGCTCCTGTTCCTGTAGAACCACTTGTGGGGTCGCCACTTTTTTCCCATGTACCATTTTTTGCAAAATATAATTTATTATTATCTAAATCTAAAGCAACTGAAATAATATCTCCAACTGTATAAGCATTAAAACCTTCATCTGTATATGAATTATTATTTGCTAAATATCCTGTTCCATTATCTGTATACCAAGCAAAATCATTTGGAAAATTTCCTAATTCGTGATCTGTGGCTGTCGGTTGTGTTGAAGTAATTCCAATCATAGGTTGGTCAGTTCCACCACTTTTTGCATCATACTCAACTTCCCAATACCATTTTCCTGTGCTAACCCCTATTGTTGCAAAATTATAAGTAAAAGGTGTATTTGCAGTTTGAACTTGTAAATTTCCCTCTGAATAAGTGTTAGATTGATAATAATTTTCTAAAGGATTCCATGTTGCAAAATTATTAGTCGGTGTATCAGTAGTTTGATCTATGCTAGTTAAATTATTTACAGTAAAGTTATTTCCATTACCTGATACATCTGCACCTAGACTACCAGAGTTTTCAAAGTCTAAATAGAATCCATTTGTGCCAAAGGTTAAACCAGATACATCTATTGGTTTCCATATTCCTGTATCTTCGTCAAATTCTCCAAATGATGTTGGGTCTAATGCTTGACCATCTATCAAAACAAGTTCAGACATATAACCATTAAAATATATTCCTGAAGTATATCTTCCTATAATATGTGAAACTGTATTATTTATAGATGTATCATAATTTTGTGATGGATAATTTGATGTAGCTAATGATGTTTGCAGATTGCCATTGACATATAATTTTACTCTATCTGATGCTGTTGCTTGTGTTGTATCAACTGCTATTACCAAATGATACCAAGCTGAAACATCTCTGTGTTTTGCGTTTGTAATTACTTCTTTCCATGCACCACTCTCATAAATACCTAAATAAATTTCTCCATTACTTCCCCAAGTAAAATCTACTAAATTACTTCCATCAGTTTGAGCAACTAAAAATCTTCCATCACTTCCATCTGCTGTTTTAAACCAACCAGAATATGTCCATGTTTTTCTATTTCCAGCACTTGATGGAGTTCTTGTTAAATCTGTACTGCTAGGCTCATCAAATCTTAATGAGTTATCTACTTCATATCCACCAGCAGATATTGAATTACTTGGAAGTATTAAAGGCATTATATTACCTCAGTTGGAAATTCAGGTAAAGGTCTTGTAAATACAGGATTAGCTTCTGTTCCTGTGTTAGTGTATTCGTATAATGCTTTTAGTTCATCAACTGTTGTGCAGTTATTAATCATAGTTTCCATTTGATTTGATTTAGTTCTTACATTTGCTCTGTATGTTGTAACTGCACTTGGTACAGAATAATCTGAAACTTCTGTTGCTTTGACTACTTGCCAATCATGTTTTGCAAGAAGATTAGATGCTTGTTCTTTTATAATTCTTTTTTTAATAGTTTTTAAACCCTCAACTTTTACATCTCCAACAGATTTATCATCAGGCATTAAACCATCATCACTATCTTGTTGAGTCCAAAAACTATCATTTAATTGTTTAGCAGTTGCAGTTCCCCAAGATTTAGTAACTTGACCATTTGCAAAAGTATATTGTTCGTTAGTGTTATTGTAATATGCTGGGTCTTTGTAATTAGTTGA